AATTCTACTTTTAGTAGATTTTTCACTTAGATACTTGTCAATAATCATGGACGGATGGTCTCGATCAACTTGTTTCCAAACGCCATCCATATATTGGTAAAAAGAATCTGTACTGTTAATAATTTGATATTTTATCTGGATATAGTCTGCTAAAATGGCCGGAATGAATTTCTCACTTCCTCCTAAACACGTAAACCACGGCGGCCCTTCTTTCCAACAACTCTCTGGTAATCCACACTTTTCCGTTACATCTTTCCAATTCTTGTCTCTACATGAGTTATGGAAACAATGATAAGAGACTAAGCCTATATTTGATTGAATGATCGCGGCATCTTTTTTGCGATGTTCAGGATTAAATAAGCATCGGGTTAATACATAAATCGCCCTCTCCTCTTCCTGTTTGATTTGTTGGATTGTAATATTATTAATTTTACAGTATGCCTCAACATCAATTTGTTTAAATGGGAGGACGGAAAGATCTTGTCCGGGCTTTTGCTTAGCTTTTACAGAATGCTTAACATGGGCACTAATATAGCTTTTCCAATTTTTTTTGCTTATTGGCTCTACGTACTCAGGCATATCGTCAATCCTGGAAAGCCTATGAGGTCTTTTTCTGCTGTTTTTGCCCTTACGGACCATAGTCCCGTAAAGCTTGACCAACCTTGCCGGGTTGTACGTCACTCGGTCTACTTTTACCACATCGGTATCAAATTTATCTGCAAGGAATGCCAAAATACCCTTAATCGTATTTATATTGTCTGGACTGTTTTCTAGGTCAGGAAGTCTAAACAGCAGATGACCGCCGTTTCCTGACATCGCTTCAATAGGTGCCGGCCATCCATTTTTTTGCATAAATTTAGCTATTTTATTGCGGACTTTGAGGCATGCCTTTAGTTCACCTTGAGCAGCTGAATTTTTGCTTGAATCTACTCTATCCACATCTATAAATAGCCAATTTAGTGATAGAATATCCTTATCGGCGGTGAGTTTGTCGCCTTTTCTTACGACTTTTAAACAATTTTCTGCTCTGAGCAAAAGCTCTGATTTGACAGGATTTGGCGTTATATATACTCCCTCATAGGTCGCATTAACCTTTTCCAACCTACGAACGCTTTTCCACAACTCATCTGGATCATCAAAATAACCATAAACGATTTTCCAAGCATCTCCTTCCCATGCGCGATTTTGGCCTTTTGCGCCAAGGACTCGCACCTCCACAATTCCATCATGATTATACAATAATTCCTGACCAATCAGGAACTTGTCCTGATGTTGTTTTGTGTCGGTTATTGTCTTTTTATTTCTATTTTTAAAGCTCATTATCCGTTCCTCCTTAATATTGAGTCAGTTAAAATATTGAAAATGTAAGCAAATAATGCTTCAATTTTAACGTTTACGGAACGGGTACGGAACGAGTACTGAGCGAGTACTTAGACTGAGACAGAACGGTTAACGGAAGGATACTTAGACGGAAACTAAATAGATGCTGAACGGATACAGAACGGTTAACACCTGGTGATTTCGGAGAATATGTGTGTTTAGATATTTTGTAATTTTAGGATATATTAGGATAGAAAGAGAGAGATCACATTTTCCGATTTGTTACTTATTTGTTACACAGCAAAAAATGGTTATGGAGTATGTTGTATAACTATGTGTTTTAATGGTGCCCCCGGCAGGGATCGAACCTGCGGCACATGGATTAGGAATCCAATGCTCTATCCACTGAGCTACGGGGGCTATATTGAATAATATTAAGAAGTTAAAAAGCCGATTAAACGGCTTTTTATGTTGTAAATAGGTGAATGTTCCGCTCACGTTCCGTAAGACGACATTAGACGAAAGGAGCATCATCATCTTTGGTTGCCTTTTTACCATTATTATCCTCTGAAAGCAATACGTGATAATCGGGCTGATTGTCCTTTTCCTTGAGTTCGTTCTTAAAGACAACCACTCTGGCCTGTCCGTGAATACCCAAGTCAATATAACCTGCGAGATACTTGGTTTTCTTCTCGCTCTCGTTGAGCCATAAAGCTCCAACTTTTTGTGACATTGTTTCACCTCCAATTTGTTAAACAACAAAATTTGGAAAGGGCAACCCAAACGGGTCGCCCCCTCCGTTATGGAAATGGAATTAACCATTCCCCCCTTATATATAAAATACTATAAAATCCTTTTTTATGTCAATACCTTACGACCTACGACCACACCAAGTACACAAATCGCCGTAATAGGGGTCTCTTGGATGTGTTCCACAACGAGAACAGAGACGGCGCTTGTTTCGTCTGGTCCTTATTTCGTCTTCCTTCCATTGTGGTATTCGTTTTTTGCGTTTCATTATTTTTTAAGGCTAAAACCAGCAAGAGGTTGAGTTGTTTTTGTCCTAATAATAACATCAACAATACCCCAAAGTGTAGTGATCAAGCCTGGTAGGAAATCTATAAATAATAATTCACCGTTCAAAACCAGAGCCAAAGAGGTAAGAATACCTGCTACCCCTCTTAAAATACTGCTCCAAATTGTTCGGCTTTGATACCATTGTTTCATTATATTTTGTTTTCTATGAGAATAGACTGATACAGTGATAGTCCATTTCCATATTCTTAATTTATATTTACTTTTAACATAAGCAAGTCGACCTTTTTTCCAGTCATACCATAATTGGGCTTTAGAAATTTCGTTATAATAGTTGGTCATTTTTTATTAAAGATTTTACCCAAGATATGCCTTTTATCAAAAAACTTTATCAGCCCTGTTAATCTGAGGAAACTTAATGCCCTGTCATAAACTTCGTGTTCAGGGGCTTTTAAAAGTTCTGAAACAACAAAGGGGTGATCGTGATCAAGATAACCTTTTGCGTCATCGTCTGAATCTCTGAATAAACCAAGATTGTATAAATTGTCTAATTCGTTTTGAGTCATATTTTTTTTTTAATATTAGCTTGGTCAACAAGAAAAGTGATGTCAAATAATTCACCAAAATTATCAAACCACTTTCCAGTGCCGTCCTCGCTAAAATCTTTTCCATAAGAGTTAATATATTTAATAAATCTTTTACCGTTTTCAATTCCATAACCCATAAAATAGATACAGTGTCCTCGAAAGCCCGAAACAAAGCCGTGATATTGCCAGATGACTTGTCGGACATCTTCCCAGTTCTGATCTGTTAGGGGGTAACTAAGGTCAAGTTTAACGAATTTTTTAGATTGGTAAATTAAGGCATTATCTTTGCTTTCAGGAGTCTGTTTTTTCTGTCTCATAAAAGATTCTGATGGAGGTTTTCCGTTTTGATAAGATGAAATATAGTCCTCTGTGGTACAGCCATTTTTAACAGCAATCTTAGCGCCGTCTCGAATATAAGATCCGCCTGAAGGTAAAAAGATTTGTGAATAAATATCTTTAGCAGATAAATTAAGAACCTTATTCGTTTCAATTAGGTTTAACATTTCAAGATACTTGCTCCATCCTTGACCAACACAGCTTAAACTTGAACCTTGATGGTCTCTGACTAAAAGGCCGTGTTTTTGTTCAACATTATAATTTTCTTCCCAAGCGGGGCAATTAGGATCTGGAACATAGGCAACATCCCCTAATACTAAATCACGGTCATCTCTTGGATTAGGTAGACATCCATTATATTTTTTTTGGTATTTTTTTGGGATTGGATTCATAAATTTATAATTCCTTTCGCTGCCAACAAAATGGGCGCATAGACCTATGACAAAATTATTAGCAAGGAGAGGAAGGGGATTAGCTCTGAAACAAGCGTTATTTGTTGTTTCAGTTTTTGTAATCCCCTGTGATTAGTGATGGAGGCTGACTCTGCCATTTTGAACTAAGATACAACCAGCATAGAGCCATTGACTGGTGTTCTGGAGATGCCAATTGAATTGGTTTTTAGCGGGGAGAGCAAGGTCATTGACCCAGAAGTTTGCGATAAACTGACTTCCAGATTGATTAAAGGGGAGCAAGACGGCTTGAGGGTTTTGAGCTTGATTAATATAGCGTTTTATCTGTTCAAGCTCAAAGTCATAAGCTGTTTTAAGTTCATCTTTCATTTTACCGTTTATCTGATCTTCGGGCAAGCTGGCTAATAAATCTTCAAAACTATGTATCAATTACATCACCTCCTTTCAAAACAACTTTTATATTTGTCATTTGCCTGCCTGATATAACCGCTGTCCGCCATGCTATAATAACCATCCCCGACTATCAGGTGTTCGTGTAAAGTGATGTCCACGCTACCGAGAGCCATACAGACCTTAAAAGTTATTGCCAAGTCTTCTGATGAGGGGTTAGTATCGCCTGACGGGTGATTATGCGACAATATAACAGCTGCCGACCCAACCTCTAAAGCCTTCTTAATAATTTCTCTTGGATAAATAGTGGAAGCGGTCAAGCTACCTGAAAACATTTTATCAATAGAGATTACCTTGTTTTTAGCATCAAGGAAGATGACATAAAAAACCTCTACATCATCATACTTGGCAAACAAGGGTTTTAAGACATTAAACAGCTCCTGGGAGTTATTTATTACCTGGCCCCTGGAAGCCTCCCTAACCATATTAGCGAATTTACCGCTTTTAAGCTCTGTCCAGAAATCCATATCACCCCCCCCTTACAGATGTTCCTGGCGGGTTCTGACCAATTCAGGGGTTACGTCTATGACCTCCCCGATAATCGTATCGTGTAGACGGATATGGCGTTCCATCACATTAAGAGGCGGAGAAGATTTAAGGGCTTCGGTGGCGGCATTGTAGAATGACCACATATTGCGGGGCTGGAATTCATCAAATTGGGGCTTTAACCAATTTCCCTTGACTACCGGGAGCTGGCGGGGTGAGAGTATCCCGTGACCGAAAAGAACGCCTAAAGTTTGAAAAGCCTGGTTGTCGGAAATCTGCCGAGCCTTCATAGCCTCGCTGTCCTTGATCAGCTTCCCGAACGTGTACTGGGCTTTGTAGAGAGTTGTGATCGCTAAGTCTTCAAGGACTGTAAGCACATTTTTAGAGTGCTTTTTCATCACGGCAATGTCGCCGGTTAATGCCAAGTTGTCGCAGACAAACACGCTCGCTCCCATACAAATACCGATTGACATTGACTTGTCGTAGGAATTCCTAAAGCCTATAGAGAGAGCCATTTCACTATTATCCTTTTTGAACTTGAGGACAGCAAAGAGCTGGTTGCCTTGTCTGGCTATGCCGTAATTCTCGCCTATCAAGGAATAATCAGTGAGAATATCTTGGCCTATAGTGGCAAGTGAGTTGGCAAGGTCGTAATGAGAAACAGGAGTATAGCTTTCAGTAGCTTCGGGGAGCTGGATTAAGTCAAGCTGGTCTTTGGTTACTTCTTGTGCGCCTCGATGTAAAACTAATTGTGACATTTAATCACCTCCTTTTGTCAAAGATACTTTTTACATCTTCAATAATGTGTTGTTTAGAATCTTCGTGAGAAAGAAATACAGCTTTAGTTCCCTGAATCTTAACAGGAACATCATATTTCTTTGCCTCTGCTTTGACAATTCTAGATATAACTTCTTCTGTAACATCCTTAATAATTACTTTCATAAGCCCTCCTTTCTTTATGGTTTAAGTATTTCAGGATCTTTCCAATGAAGTAGATGTTTAAGTTCATGACCAAGAATGTAGCAGTCAACAAATATTCCATCTTCTCCTATGATTCCATCTTCTCCTATGATATAGATATAATTGTTCTTTGTTGCTAAACCTCTTACTCTTGGATATTCAGGGAAGATTTTGCGAAAAGACATTTCATCCATAATATGAACCTTAATATCTAATTCTACTGTTTTGTGGAATGTAGGTTTAGCACATCCGTATAAAATCAATACTATCAATAATAGTTTCATACTCTATGCCTTTCATTTACTTTAAAATGTTAATTTCAAATTAACCTCCTTTATGTTTAACTTGTTTTAAAGAACTACTTATTGTTTATTATTTCCGTTTCTTTTAAAGTCACGGAAATGTAAACCGCTAATTATTCCATTCCCAAGTGTACCTGCTGCTAGGAAAATCAGAATAAGCTTTAACCAGTCAACATCAGCCGCTAAACCTGAAACTTGGGCTGTTAATTCATTAAGTTGTTTTACGAATTCATTTATATCCATATCTTAATAGTATTCTATTCTACTTTCTTGACAATAGCTGGCCTGTGGATAAGGCACTATTGACAGTAAAGAAGTAATTAGGGATAATTAATTTTAATGTTTAATAATGTGTTAAGTTTGTTAATGGAATGTTTAATAGAGGGATTAATAGTATGAAGTGGTTAATTGTTTGTTTATTACTAGCTTATATATTTAACGCAAAGGAGTTTCGTTATTAGATCGTAATAATGGAGTGATTACTTTTGGTGATACTTTTATTGCTTCTTTAGTAAATGGATAAGCACGACCAGCTGTTGTTGATAATTTACCAATAGCTCTTGGTGAAAACAAAGGCATAGCAGCAATTATCAAAGGATTATAAAATAATCCCCCAGTAAGCAATCCAGCTTGTGCAATTCTACTGCCAAATGATTGAGGTGCTATATTTTGAAACTCACTTGCAGCTAAATCTTTTAATAAATCTCTGCCTGATATTTGCTCCAGGCGCTTAATAGCATACAAATATGCCTCGTTATCTTCTTTAAAAACATTTGATAATTTGCGAACAGAAGTCGTTACCTTTGTTGGATCGGCTTTTTCATTTTTAATAGATTTAAGTATATCATCAATTCCTTTAATAATTTCCTTTGATGTGCCATATTCAGCTCTTGCTGTAGATAATTCAGGGTATATTTGTTTTATGAAATCAGAATATTTGTTATGGATACTTGATATTACTCTACTGGTTTTTGTCCCTTTTCCAAAAGCGAATTCACTTAAAGCATTAATTCTTTCTGCGACTCGTTGTATGCCCTTTGGTGAAAAATCTTTTTGATTTCTAATTGTATCAAAAACCATTTGAAGATTTTTTTTCTCACCTGATTTTACAATTGAGCTATTGAGTTTATCAAAATTAAGCTTTGTTCCTTTAAGTTCAACAGCTATTCCATATTTTCTAAAAATTGAAGGTAATCCAGTAACTTCAATAGCATTCTTTAAACCCAGTGATTTAGTTGTTTTTACATATTGTTTTTGGATTTGAGATAAAGAAGAAGAAAATTGTTGGCTAATTTGTTGCCTATAATTACCAAGAGCTTTAACAGCTTTTTCCCTAACTTGTAGTGGAATAATCTTTTGAGATATTTTATTAGCAACAATTTTAGGACTCATAAAAGCAACTTTGATATGGGCTGGCTCTTTGCCTATCATTTGTGCTAATACACTTGCCGTAATATCCCCTACAACCGGGGCAGCTTTTTTTAAACCAGCTAAAGTAGGCGGAGTTGCTAATCCTATAGCTCCTGCTATTTTAGTTTCTCCAGAATCACCTCCTGTTTGTAATGCTGTTTTACCAGCAAATTCTGCTCCACTTACAGCACTCCTGCCTGTTAATTTCAAAGCTCCAGTGGCCTTTTTACCAAGACCAGCTAAACGAATAACATCATCAAGTTTAGTTACTGCCTTTGCTTGACCAACTGGGATCATAAACTCGCCAATTTGTTCAGCTCCAAAACCAATTTTTTGGGCTGTTCCAACTGGAGTAGTTGATTTAGAAGGAGCTAATGGTTTGTATGTACCAACTTTTTTTAGGGCTTCTTCCTCTTTCTCTTTAGGGGTTGTTGCTTTAACTATTCTCTTTCTTAGTTTATAACCTAATTCACCAACACCTCTGGCAGTGCTTAAAACTCCCTTGCCTGCTCCAATGAAAAAATCTTTAATAGGATTGGATGGCTTTTCTGATAAAGACAACCTCTTGGATAACCTCCCTGTTTGAATATTTTGTTGTTGTAATCTATCTGTTAATCTTCCCATATTATTAATCAGGTATTAATGTATAAACCTTAGTAGATATTTGTTCTTCAGTTAATTCAGGATATTCTTTCATCAGTTCCTGAATCAATATTTCTCTTGTTTCAAAAGTATTAGCATTGTTAATAATATCATCTTGTAAATCAACATCAATATTACCAGAGGTTGTTTCTCCTGGGGTTGTATAATCCCTTACAACTAAATCAACTGGAACATTAACCGCAGTTGCTTGAGATTTATACATATCAATTGCTCTATCATAATTCTTTTTCTTTGGCTCATATAGTCGCTTTGCTCTATCAACAAAATCATTCCGCATTTCATTTGACAATCTTTTACCTTTGAGAACTTTTTCTCCTGCGGCTTTCAATCTTTCACCATAAGCACCAGAAGCTGCTGCTGTGGCAAATTCAGATTCTCTAACAACAGAATCTGGATCAAGGGTTTTCATATAGTTAAAGATAAGAGCTAAATCACCAGCTGCGCTTGGGTTTTCAGCTGAAGCCAAAACCCTATCGTAAGAATCTCTAATATCTATGAAATTTTTGACATCTTTATCTTGTCTAATAGCTGTTTGGATTTTAAAGAGATTAGAAATTTGATCTGAGGTTAATACTCCTTCTGGAGTTTGGCTATCTTTATATGCTTTGAAAATTTGAGCTTTTTTAAGGTTTATTTCTAAATCTTGTATATTTTTGTCATAATCAGCTTTTTCCTGTAGTGTCTGATAATACCCCTGTAAAGTTTCAGCATCTAAGCCAGTTAAGCTAATTAATTCTCCTAATTGATCTTGAGGAATATCTTCACCTGATTGAGCAATAATACTAAGCGATTCAAAAGCTCTGTCTCGCTGTTTTTCTTTTAAGGTTTCCATATCCTGCCCTAATTGCCTCGCTATATTAAAAGTTTCTAAAAACCTGCTTCTAGCTTCTTTTCTATCTAATATTTGTCCTTTAGTAGCTTCAAGCTCTGGCTCTAAAGCAGATACTTGACCACTCCTGATAGCTGTTTGCTGGCCTGGCGATAATACCCTTTGTTCCTCTGGAGTTATCTGGGATTGTTTTTGATACATCTTTTTCAAAATGGCATTTTTTCTTTTAATTAAATCAGCGGACGTTGAACCCTGATACTCTTTAAGCTTTCCCATAATAGCAGATGTGAAGTTTGAAATAGGATTACTTGTTCCTAAAACAGAAGGCTGAGTTCCAGTTTGTTGTTTAGCCCAATTGGTTAAATGTTCTACCCCTGTCCGATTAGAAGCGTGATGGCCTAATTCTTGAGGAGTTGGCTCACGGCCAATATGTTGAGTATAAATTTGTTTTATTTGTTCTGGTGTTGCTATTGACATAATTTTATTTATTAAGAATAATCTAATGCTCTTTTAGAGCGATAAACAGATTCAAGTTCGCTGGCTCTTGTCCGTTCAGCGACTTCTTTTTCTTTTTCTATTTCACCTGTGATTTCCCCTGAAAGTTCATAAAGAGATGTTTCTCCGCCTCTTGCCCATTGTGCCTTTCCTGCTATAATTTGCGGTTTGCCAGCAATAGTTGGAAATGATAAATCTTTTAATGATTTTGAGCCGTATGTTCTTTCAGCGGCTGTTCCAAGTCCAGTAGTTTGATAAAAGAAATCTCGCCTGCTCTGATCTACGGCTTCCTGAGTTGACTGGGCGAGCTCCTGTTCGCTTTTAATTCTTTTACCTGAATATGCCTCTCCAGTTTCAGCATATCCTATGCCCATTTGTTCTAAATCCTTGCCGTATTGCCTTTCTGTCTGCGTTTCAGCTAATTGTTGTGATTCCTGCTTATATCTAAAAGTATCAGTTAAATCTTTTTTCGCCATTTCTATTAAGCTGGAATAATAAGGATCTAATTCTTTTTGGGCTTGGTCTAAAAATCCTGCTACGGTTGTTTCATCTATTTCAATATCAGGGTTAATAGTATTTCCTGCTGCTATCTGAGCTTCAAGCAAATCAGTCATTTGGGTAAATATATCTATCATATCCTGCGACCAGCCCGATGTATCTACACCCAAATCATCTTCTACTCCGTCTCCATTTGTATCGTTTACTGTATTTACATCATCTTTTCCCGTGTCTATTGATGTGTCTGATATTTCTTGCCAAGTCCCATCTGGGGTTAAAACCTCATTTTTATTTGTTACTGGATTTACCCTCGTATCACCCTCGTTAAATCCTTCGATATAACCAGCTACTTCAACAGCTTTTTGGTCTGGTTGAATAAGCTGAACATCTGGCATTTCCTTTACTCCATACATATTCCACCAATCATTAATAGTCCAGTTAGCTGATACTCCTTTACCTAATGGGTTTGGAAATTCTCTTTGTAAGTCCTCTCTTTCTCCCCAAATACTTATAAGGGATTTTTGTACTTTCTTTGTTGTGGTTTTCTGTGTTGGGGTAGGTATAGGAGTTGGGGTTACTGGAGTAGGTGTAGGAGTTGTTTGTGTATCCTTTTTAACTCCCATATAAGAATAAGGGTCGCTAACTCTTCCAGTATAAGTTATTGTTGGCGCTCCAGATGGAATACTTGATACCTTTTTCGCTGTCTTTGTCTTGGTATCTTTAACATATATTTCACCATTTTTTGTAAAATTATAATATTGTTTTGCCATCTTTTTGTTCCTTTGGTTTCTTTTTATTTTCTTTTAAAAGCTGTCCAAGTAGATTTATTTCAGCATTAAGCTGGATAATACGAGTATTAGTGCTATTTAAAACTCGCTGAACTTGAGCTAATTGTTCACTGGCCTGATATAATTCATTCTTTTTTTGTTGTAATTTTTTATCTAAATCCATATTTTTATATAGCGGTCATATCTATATTATAGACAGTTCCGCCTATGTTAATTCTTAAATTAGTTCCATTAAACCATAATTCCCCATCAGCAGAAGAAGTATTTGTAGGGTCTCCTTGAAAAATAATATGAGCGCCATCTCCTCCGTGATTAAGGTCTAAAGTCGGTTCTGTGCAACTGGCATAATCTTGATATATGTTTAAGCCTTTTTGATTGCCTTGAGCAAGGATATAAACTGCATCTCCTGTATTGCTTGTATTCACTGTATTTACTTTTAACCCTCCAGCAAGCCCGTCTTGAGTAATATCTAACGCTAATTGGTCATCAGTAGAAGAATCTTGAGTAATGTGGGCAACTGAATCATCAGTGCTTCCTGAAGCAAGATTTCTGGTTACTGCTAAAGCATGACCACTTGTTTGTGTTTGAGTTATATTAACTTTTTTAAAAAAACACTCTAACCATTCTTGTCCTGCTGTTCCAAGGTCAGATGATTCTCTGGAATAAACAGCAGCATCATCTATTAATAATTCATTAATTACAGTTGAACTATTGTTAATTAACTGAAGTAAAATATGAGAAGCGGTAACATAATATCTTGCTCTTAAATTAGCTCCATCATAAAAACTTAATCCCTCATCAAGAACATTAATTGTTCCTTTAACTGTAAATGTTCCAGCGCTCTTATCCCATTTAGCATAATCACCAGCAATATTGCCAATAACAACATCTCCAACATCTGTATCTCCAGTTATAATTTTAAATATTTCGCTCCCAACATCATCTTTAGCTACTAACCCAATTTGTTCATCTGGCAATACTTGTATCCTGCCTAAATCCAAACTCCCAGCTACTATCTGAGAAGGTTGAATTGAATTAGTTAATACACTATCCGTTTCAATAACTTCGTCAATTCTTAATAAATTTTTGTCAAACCCAAAATCAAATATATCCATTATTCTATAACGCCCTTATTTATTCCTTCAAGGATTTCTATTCCTTCAAAGATAAACGGGCTGATTTTAGAAGAACCATAAAGTTTAAACCTTATTCTTTGTCCTTCTATTTTTTGATTTTTAAAAATTGTTACATATTTTTTTAACTGACCAATAGTATGCCATTTAATTTTATCATTTATTTGAAATGCCAGCAAACCTTCTTGGGCTTTTTCACACACACCAGCTAATTTGTTAATTAACGCTGTTTCAGATACTGCTCCAAAATCATAATACTTAGTGATAAGCTCGTATTGAATAGCTGCGGTATTATCTGTTGTTCCGCTGTTAAGAGTGAAGATATTGCCGTCATCATCTCCGCCTACTGTGACTATATTAGTTCCATTATCCCATAAAGCTCCTCGCCTTAATTCTGTGTTATATGAATAAACTGTCCAGACATCAGAACTGATAGTATATCTCAAAACAACATTAACCCAAGAGACTCCGCCTACTGTCACATCCCCTATTGAAAAACAAACGTGGTCGCCGTCTGCTTCTACCCAAGATGAAATAGTTGCAAAATATGTTGAGGGGATTGCTTCTAAAAAGTCTGATACTGGCCTTGAGATTTCTTTAGGATAACTGCCTGTATATCGGTAAATAGCTGGTGTTTGGCTAAAAGAATAAATGCCATTTTTAGCTTCAACTACTGCTTCCTGTGAAGGAGTGCCGACTTTGATCAATGGTTCTGGGTCAACTCCAGCCTGCCCACGATAGCGATACATAAATTTCTTTTTAAAAACTAAAAGGTCTAAAGCATATCTTTTAAGGGCTGTTAAATCGCCAGCGTTTCTTGGGTCTATGTCTATAAAATCAGTAGTTGGTGACCAAGTTATATGAGGAGTTGTGCTGACTACAGTAGAATAAAACATTCTTTCTGGAACTGTAGAATATCCTGCCTTATAAACTCTTTGTTTAAAAGTTTCTATTAAAGAACATTTATAGGAATCCATATCATCAAGGTTAAGGTCTTTAGCTGAAGTGCCAACATATTGACTCCAAGCAGCGCTGCCATCCCAAGCCTTAGCTACATCTGTGCCATTAACCCTGATAACTCTGTTTAAAAAAGTAGTAAATCTTGTTTTAAGGTCTTTAGTGTCATTTTCTAATGTCTTTGTCCAACTTACTCCATTTTTGTAATAGACATCATTATTAGTTCCGTCTGAAAACACTGCGACTAATTGGGAGTTAGTGCCTTCAAAATAATAAAGGCCGAGGCAAGGGTAATTGTTGGATATTTGACTGTTAATGAGAGTTACGCCAGCTCTTAACTTGATTTTACCTAAAATATCAAAATGAACATTCTTAGCAGTGGTAACAGCTCCTTCTGGTAATAAATAATCGCTAACATTTCCTATTCTACCGTTTATAAAATTTCTATATTGATGAATGGGTAATTTTATTTCTGACATATTTATACATTATTTAATCCTCATCTAAATGACTTATATCTGGAATAAATTGAATTTCCTGGCCTGTAGTTTCTTTCATGATTAAATCGCTAATACCAACCAAAAATGCTTGGTAGTCATCATCTGTCTTCATTTTAACGTTTTTAGGATCTTGTTTTTTCTTAATACAATATTTTAACCAAGAGGTATAAAAATCATATTCTGGTTCGTCTAAAACATCTGCGTCTGAATCATAGGCGGTTAATGTTCTATAATAATCCATCCAATAATTCATTCCATTATAATCGCTTGCAATAGGGTAGTTAAAATAAACATAACCTTCGTAAATTGTAAATTTAGTAGGTAGGGTAAAAGATACATTCTGATAGACATTTACATTTGCTGAATGGTTTGAACTGCCATCTGTTGACACTGTTAAAACTCCAGTTGACCTGTTATTTGCTGAATATTCGATAGTGTCTTCATCTATTTCAATACTGCCACTATCTTCTAAATCTCGGCTGTCATCTAAGGTAATTGTTCCATCTCCGACTGTATAGGCTGAAGCTAAAGTGGTTCTGGCTGTCCCTTCCCACTCATCATCCATCTCTCTTTTAGTAACAGGGGTCATATTTTCATTAACGCTTATCCTAAAACCCATAACATCTCTATTTGTATTATCGTCAGCTATATCAGTTGGCATTGCTACCCTATAATCTCCAGTGGCAATATTACCTAAATCATAATCAAACTGCTGTCTCCAGCTCCACCTTTTCCTTTTTTGGTGAACAATTCTCCTACCTGCCCATAATCTTCTATTAAGCCAATCGTGGGTTAAGTTTTCTGAAATATCTAACCCTAATTCTTCTAATGCCCTTTCTTTAATCTTAAAAACTGTATTGTCAGCATATCCGCCAACTGGAATAGGATCAGAATATCCTGAAAAAGTGCTATCAATTGAATTTTTAAATCTGACAAAGTAATATCCTGTGGTATAGGTGGAATCTTTATAAATTGTTTCAAGAGCATCTGCTTCAATATCATTTGTCGCCATCGTATCATCAATATCATCTGTTTAAGTTGAGGTTGAATGATAGAAGACGACTTGATCATAATCAATAATATAAACTTTAGTATCTATTGGGTGATCATAGGTTACTCCGCCACTTACCAAAGTAATAGTTGTTCCGCTTGGAGCGGTTGAGGCATGAGTTTTAACAATTTCTGATTTTTCATCGCCTAATTCTCCAATAAATAATATTTGGTTAACAGCAAACTTGTTAATACTTTGAACTGTTAAAGATTCACCAGACGCTGAAACAGCCGCACTTAAATATGTGTAGCGAGCATTTTCAAATAATTCTTGTGATATATTACCGATGGGTGTAATAGCCATAGATTTATTTAATTAATTTAATTATATATTAATGGATTTCTTATGTATCTTTCAGCTCCTGCTGGCGCTCCAGCATTAGGATCTGAAAAACTATCTAAATAAAATGTTCCTCCATTTCCAGCGTCATCAATATAAACCTCATCAGCTGAAGCCCCTGCTGTTCTAAAAGCCCGCCAAGTATTCCAAGACCCGTCATCAATGCGACATCTAAATTCGCCATTTCCACTATCTCTTGATTGATCCCATTCTATTTCTGTTTTATACCAAGTATCAGCAACATAAGTCCCACAAGAATAATAAGCCCCACTGTAAATACTAAGCGTTGCATCATTCCTCATGTGTATTGAGCCTATAATACTTCCGCCATCTCTAATCCCCCACTTTCCAATACTGATATTTGTTTGAGCTCCTCTCATATAAGCAATCTGATTTCCAGTTACTTCTTCTGTAAATGTTTTAGTAGCTGTACCAGCTGCTACTGAAGTTACCGATCTTGTCCCTGATTGAGTAACAGCATCAGTAACATCAATATTATTACTTCCAGTCCAGCTTCCTTGTCCTGGTAAGTTTCCAGTAGAATATGAATCAAAATTATCTGTTAAAGAATGTTGATCTTCAGCATAAAGCCGAGTTGAGCTAACTTTAATATTGCCAGTATATTCAACATAAGCATTATTAATCTGTCCTTGTGTCCACCAACCTGAAGCACTACCCCACTTAGTTAGCCATTTACCATTTTCTAATTCTAATATTATAACTTCAGCATCGCCTATTTTAAGTGTGGCCGTTCCTAAACCTTTTCCCCTAACATACAAAGTTAAAACCTCAGCTTCTTTTAATTCAGTATTTTCTAATTGAGTTATCTTAATATTTTCTAAATATTCAGAAAGTTTATCTTTTTTAAGTTTTAAATCTTCTGTATATAATGTTTGGCAATAAAGTAATCCATTATCGTTGTAATGTTTGTCTATTTCAAAATATTCATCTTCAACTTGAGTTATTGGTAAAGCTGGTTCTTCAATGATTGGTTCTATAACTTCTGGTGTTGAGGTTGGCGTATCTCCTTGAAATAAAGGCGGTTTATGAGAATAAATAAGCGTCCCACCCACAATAATTGTTACCACTATTACTGTTATTAAAATTGATTTTTTTTCTTTAGTCATAATTTTCTGTAATGAAAGAACTTTATTAATCGTACGACTCTGTAATCACTATATTTATCCATTGAGTCATTGTCATTTTACCTACTGCTACTTCCATTTTTTCTCTGGCTGTGTATGTTCCGTTATCTAATGAAGTTCTACTAACTCCGCTATTAGTGCATTCAACATAATCAAAATTAGTTCCATCGCCAATCCCTATCGTTGCTGTGTTGTCATTTGTAATACAGTAAATCTCTGTAATAGTTTTTGCCTTTGAATTATAATCAATCGGCACTGTGCTTGTAGCATCACTAATATAATCAAGCGTACTCGTAGCAAGAACTATTGCTCTATCTTGTTCACCATAAACTCTTTGAGAATTGACATATAAACTATTTGTTGTTGTAGCACTTCCAGCACTATTAACTGTAAAATAATCATTAACTCTAAATCCTGCCGTTGAAGAAGCCACTCCTGTAACTTCAAAATCATCTGTTAAGGTAAATAAAGCTGGTGAATCATCCCACATAAAATTTTCTGCTCCAGCATCAAAATATATGTAATTATCGTTACCGCTATTCATTTGTAAGAATCCGCCAATATAATGATTATCTGATGTGGTAGCGCTAGTTGCTGTTAAAAGGTCAATTAATGTATTAGAAGCATTAAGAACGGCTGGCCTTAAATCTGAATGAACATTTAATCCTGTCCAGGTAAAAGCTAAACCATAATTAGAAAGATTTGTAGCTGTGTCAGCATTTCCAGTTAAAGCACCAGTTACATTGCCTGTAATTTGGCCTGTAACCCCTAATGTCCCTTCAATCGTTCCGTTCCCCCCTATATGGAGTGTTCCTTGAGTATTTAAAGATGTGGTCGATGAGGCATAACTTTCAGTTTCAAATTCACCGCTCGAACCAAGAGTTACATTATCTATCCAATTAGTTAATTCTGAATCCTGATATAAGTTAGTTGAACCTTCAACAGTATCATCAGTATTGATATTAAGAGAAGATGTTGCTAAATCAGTCCAATTAGAGCCATCCCACATAAGGAGATCACCATAGACAGGGGTAGTGGTGGAAACATCAGCTAAAGAACCGAGGGTCTGGCCGGTAATGTCAGTTAAGCCAGCAGGCCAAGTAGTTCGCCTCGTTCCTCCTAATATAATTCCAGAATTAACTGTTAAATCTTCACTAATATAAAGGTTTGTTGTAGTGGCATTGGTCGTTGTAGCAGAGGTTGAATTAATATTATCAGAATAAAGGTAAAGCAGCCTTTTAGTGCTTGAACCTATACGGACAGCGCTATCTTGATCAGGGTCAAGGTTTGTTGTCCACATTACCTGACCGCCAATTCTTAATAATGTTCTGCCTCCAAGTATTAAATCATCTTCAAACATTAAATTATTAGGATAAACAGAACAAGTTAGCGTTAAAGGGTCGTCAAATGTTTGGGCATTAACCCAAATAGTCCAAAAAAGGGCTAAAGATATAATCACTGCTATTAAAATTGTATGTTTTTTATCACTCATATTAATAACGATAATAAGCTAACAAGGTTGAACCTGTTTCTGGAGCAAACGACATTGTGATAGTTGTTCCAGATAAGGTAAAATCATTGCCAGACCCAGATGTTAAGAGCTGGCCATTATAGAATAATTGAAGTGAACTGGTAGGGCTGGGAGTATTGGCTAAAGTAAAAGAAGTGTTAGAACCGTCAATCGTTCCTGATGGCGTTTCAGCGTCGGCAATATTGCCTGTGGAAATCCCACCAGTTCTAATTTTTACGGTGGGTGTTAGCATAATTAATTATTTAATGATTGTTTTGAAGCGGATACCCAAGCTGTGCTTGAAGCTGAACCTAATACAATTTTAGCGCATAAAGCATTCCAATTTGTAATTTGATGTGTAACTCCAAATCTATTATGTGGAACAGTTAATTCATAACTTGTTGAAGCTGTTTTTGCTGTAGTGGTTATTGGAGTAACATCTACCCACTCAATATTAACAGCTTCTTCTGTTGTTGTTGTGCAATCGGCATCATTTGATTGCATAACATAAAAATGAGTTGTTGGCGGTGTTGAAGATGTTTTTGGAAAGAATAAATCAAAATTCAAAACATTAACATCATTACCAACAAATATTATTCCAGTTGTAGTTGCTCTTGTAGTATCAGAACCAGCATTATTATCTTCAAAGCTATAAGGAGATGTTTCTGTTCCTATAACATCAACAATTTTTGCTTCAGAATAGCCAAGCGTTTCTGATTCTTGTTCTTGTTTTTGATCTAATTTATTAATATCAGATTTAATTCCTGATATTAGGTAATAACCAGTAACCATAAGAACGACAATTATGGCAGCTGGAACTAAAATTGATAATATTTTATCTTTCATAAGTTTTTATTATTTAATTATTTTTTTACGACCTTTTTATTAAGCTGAAATCTATCCCCTTAATCTCCACTGCCTTTAGAAACAGTTTCAATGATTAAGAGGAATTCATTTCAGATTAAATTAGTAATCTAAACAAAAGATGTGCCAAGTGCCTGCTACTTCATCAAAGTCAGTGGAGCTTCCGTTTGGAGAAATTAATGCATCTGGACTCATTACAATACCAACCCCGACACTATTATCCCAATTCCACCATTCTCTTGTGTCACCGCCTTCGTCATCCTCTTTAGAGAGAATATCAGTAGTAGCGGTAGCAATACTTGAACTGGCAATTAAACCTTTATTAAAGGTAAATTCATTGCCAGCATAAGTTGATGTGCTAACAGAGAAATAAATCTTATCATCGGGATTACCTGTCTGGTCAATGACAACATCTCGGCAAAGTCTCCTTTGCCCTATGTTGACTTCCCAAGCGGATAATGTGGTAGTGGCTGTTCCAGTGGCTGCTGTTAAACTACCTGATACATAATAACCATCATAAGAACGATCAATAGTGGTTGTGCCATTACTTTGGGTAATATTACCAGTAATAGTTGCTCCACCTGCTGATACAGTTAATCCGCCAGCTGTAATAGTTATACCGCCTTCAGTAATATCAATGCCGTGATCAAAGGTGTTTGTATCCATTGTAATCGCACCTAAGACTGTCTCTTTCAATCCTTCTGCTAATTGTCCGAAGTTTAAAGTCTCAATATTTAACACTCCGCCTTCTTCAACATTAATTGAATTAGGACTCAAATATTCTGCCTTAACAAATGAGAATACAAACACTACTGCTAAAATAATCAGCGCAATTCTTTCTGGATTAAACTTGAACTTTTTCTTCCTCATAATTTTAAGACAGCGTTAGGCGGCGTTGGTGTTTTTCGATCCACCAGTACCTCGGCTATCATTATGTCCGAGAGCAAACAAGGTTGTAGAGGTGTATTGAACTTCCTTTGTGGTAAATACGATATTAGGGCCTTCTAACTTGATTGGCTGTGACTCCAAGAATTGAATACCATACTCGTCATTAATGAGAGACTCATCCTGACAAGCCCAATAACTTGTATTAGTAGTAATCCAAGGCAATTCAACTGTTTTGAATGCTGGAACTCCAGATCCGTCATATTCAGAACTACCAGGTTTATGCGCCCTTCTGATAGCACCAAGAATTTCTTGGGCAATAAAGGATTCAGGAGAACCTTTAGTGAAAATGAACTGGGTTGGAGTAGCATTAAACGGATTGCCTTTAGCATCTTTTAATGGAGACAGCGGAGACAAGGTATAGTGAGAAGCTTTTACCGCATCATAAGCAAAGTCAAAGTTAACAGTAGTGCCATCAGTGATTCTGTTGTTATTATTTGTGCCTGAATCTTCCCGTGTTTGGGCATTACTTACCAAAGCTACACTATTACCACCAGTGGTTGTAACAGAGTAATTGCCAGCGTCATCGTTCTTGGTGTAGCTTGTAGAAAACATATTGTCCACTCTATCAGCTACGATCCTTTCACGGCCGCTCATACAAGTTCTTTTAACTTCAGTGGTAATTCTGGTGAGGTCTCTTTTCTTGATCCCGAAAAACCACATCATCTTGGAAACCCTTAAAAGTTTTCCGTAATGAACTTGGGTATATGTTTGATCATATCCCTCAATTGGTGATTCTGCCTGGATGGTGGCATTATCAAGAATACGAGACATTTCACCCATACCAGAGAGAGAACTGTCTTTGGTGTAATAATCAGTAACCCCAGTAACTACATTAACATACCTCTTGTAAAAATCTTCTACAAAAGGTTTTACTTTTAGCCAAATCTTCTGAATAGCGACATTCAGCAAATCTGGGGAAGTTCCAGTTGTAAATGGAATTGCTTGTGCCATAATTACGCAGCATCAGGATTGATACCAGTTGAGTCAAAGAATCTAACAAGAATCTTATTATCAGTCGCTGAGCCAACTGGGGCAATCTGAATAACAACAGCTTCTTCAGCGGTACTATCTGTACCTGAATTATTAACGGTATTTTTATCAGTTAAAACCATTCTATCACCGTTATCGTCAGCAGAACTGCTATTAGCAGATTCAACTTCCCATTCCTGGTCTGGACTAACCAATAAAACTTTAACCTTAGTATCTGAGGAAGTAGCAGCTTCCATACAAACACCTTTTCTCTGCCAATGCTCAGTTGCAGAATCGCCTACAGTCCAAGCAGTAGCTCCGACATCTAATTCAATTAGATCACCAATAGCTAATGTCAATGAACTAATAGTGGCTTCTTCAACCTCAGCGTGGCCTTTTCTTAAAGTAAATCCTGCCATATATGCTGTTATTGGAAAGAAAATAGAAAATCTATTGTCTTTCCTTAATTAATTGTTTATCGAACTCTTTGATTTCATCTTCAGTGAAGCCCCCTCGACGTAATTGAGCCTTTTCATCAGGACTCAATGATGAGCCTTGAGAAGAAGAAGGCTTGCTCTTTCCGCCCGTTCCCCGACTGGCAGTATCCAGCCGTTTCTGAACAGAAGAACCTGCCGCTGAAACAGGAAACCTGTCTGGATGATTCTTTTTAATAATACTATGGGCTATTTCTAACTTTCGCTGGTAATCCTCAATATTTTTTGGTTCACCAGCAGATTCCAAAATATCATCAAATTCATTCCGTAATTCAGACGAATGAATGTATTCTGGGCTGGATTTAAGAAAATTATCATCAGCATCTTTCATACCTTTGAAAAGATTCTCTTTATCCATTTCAGATTTAGGAACATATCCACCATCCTTAAGGACTTTTTGAACCCTTTTATCAACAATTTTGCTGACTTCAGGGTCAATATCATCCTCCTGTGAAGGAGTGATAGGTTGAGAACTTGGTGGCGTGATTTGTTGCTTCTGTTCACGCCTTTGAGACCGAAGATTGACAATATTATCCCTGACTTGTTTTGTCAGTTTGTCTTCTTCAGCCTTCAATCCTTTTTGTTCTCGATCCTTTTCAGCATCATCGCTGGCTTCAGGAGTTTCATCTTCAGGGGCTTCTTCCTCTGAGGTTTCAGTTTCAGTTTCAGATTCCCCCTCTGATTCTTCCTCTGGCTTTTTATCGGGGTCGCCTTCCCCGCTGTCAGCTGGTTTTTCTACGGCTGGAGCTTCCGCAGGAGTTTCCTTCTCCTCGTTTTCCTCCTGTAATTCGTCCTCTGTAGGTTGCTTAACCTCCAAAGGTTGTCCCTCCATTTCAGGGACTAAATTGATTGTCTTTATCATATTTGTTTGTTTTACTTCATTTGGAGCGGGCTGAAGATTTACCCGAACAAAATAAAGCACAACCTTTAATTAAAATGACCTCCCACAAAGAGAGGTCTTGACCGCCTATAAGGAAGAAGCTACGCAAAAACCCTTATAGGCAGAAAAGACATCTCTTTTTGGGTTACGTAGCTTATATAAATTGTTAAAGTTTAATTATTATCCAACTTTTCTTTGGACTTGTAATGGCTGTTCTTGGAATTTAGCGATATTAGCTCTAACCTGATTTAGCCATTCTCTTAACTGGTTTATTCCAAGACCTGCGACTTTTGAAATGTTTCTGCTTCTAACGTCTCTTGGAATATCAACTTTATCATTCACCTCATCCCACGCCTTGAGTTTCTTTTCTATTTCTTCCTCTGTGATATTCTCGTTCCTACGAGTTAATTCGTTTTGGTAATCAGTTCTTATTTTTTCGTGATGAGTCTGATATTTCTGAATCTCAGCAGCTGGGCGGTAACTATCTGGAACAATGATATGGACTCTGTATTCTGCCCTATCAGTCATTTCTTCCATTTCTAATCCAAACTCCTCGCCTAAAAGCTCATCTTTAGCTTGGATAAATTGAACTGGAGGTTCTTCTACTGGCAGATAATCGGGCATTTCCTTGATTGGTGTATTCTCCCTGCTCATATCAGGAAATCTTTTAGCTACATCTTCTGGATTCTCACTTGGCAGCTTACTGACTGGCTGTGTGCCTGTGATTTCTTGAGGTGCTACAGGCTGTTGAGGTTTTGACTTGACCGCTTCAACCTCTGTCCTTATATCAGCAACATCGTTGCTTAAGGTAGAAAATGCTTCAATTAAACCTTTCATATTCTCGGTTAATTGGGCAATTTCTGATTTTTGCGTAGTTTCTTTTTTAGCTTGTTTTTTTGACATATATTTGAGCTATTGTCCTCTTGTTTTACTTCTGATTACGGTTAGAAGAAACCGAAAGGATGATAGCTGATTAATTATCTTGGTTTAAATCCTTCCCTTTCTCCTGAATCCAAGACTTCATCTTGAATTGAGACAGGGACTTGGATTGCGACTGGGATTATTGCTTTTTCGCCTTTTCTAAATGCGGTATCCTTGTTAAACTCAATCGTATAATTTTTTTTAATCGTTCTAACAGTGGTTATTCTCTGTCTTGCCATTTTTTCCCGTTCTTCCTGATTGGCTATTAGGAACATTATACTCCTGAATCTGTCTTTTTGGACTATGCTTTCAGAGCCGTCTGGGTAAATTAACTTGATATACTCGCAATCTTTAATATTCTTATTCCAGTTAATAACCATTGTGATATGGTTGCTTTTGCCTGATTCGTCTGGGATTAAAAGCTTTCTTGGCTCATCTATTATTATAGAGCTTTCTGGCTTATTTTTGGATGTTTTGATTGGCAATTTCATTTAATCGTTGTAAAAATTTAGTTATTCCTCTTGATTCATATTTATTTTTTAAAGCTGATTTAACCAATTCCCATTGATTGTCTTCTGATATACTCTCCGCTTTCCTGTCTTGTTTCATTTCAAGGGCAATCTTTTCAACAAAGCTCCATTTAGGGTCTCGGACTAATTTTTCTATTCCTGATTGTGTTGGTTTGTCTGTCATTTACCTATAGCCATAGCAGGTTTTTTTAATAATCCTGCTGATTGGCTGATTAAATTGCTTTTAGAGGGCTTAACTTCGTTTTTTGGTAAGATTGTTTGATTGGCTAAAGTTTGAGGTTGCTGTGTTTGTTGATCCTGGGGAATGAATAATCCTTGCTGTGGTTGCTGTTCTGGCTGTTCTGTCAACCATTCATCTGGTATCCACTCTTTCCAGTCAACCTCATATTTCTTACAAAGTTGCTTAATAGGTTTCAAAACAAGTTCTTTAGGCCACTGAAGCATTGGGGTTATAATATTAAATATTTCAAGGGTCATTTGTTTGGCTAAAGTTTTAGTTTCAATTAAGATTGATTGCCCTTTAACTGAAATCATACCTTCCCACTTTAACCCTCTTGGTTTTACCCTAAAGAATCTTGCGTCTTCTGACTCAACTAACCGTTCCTGCTCATCTGTATCAAGATTCATTTGAACTTCAGGATATAGTTTAGCATAGAAATTATCCTGATCATCCCTTTCATATAATTCAGCATCGCCTTTAATTTCCTCGTAATACCTTGCTATTAAATCAGGATTATTTATCTTAACGATTTCAGGAATAGAGTAAATCATTTCGTTGATTATCATTGTAAGTTGAGCATCCTGTTCTAAAGCGTCTGTGATATTGTCAAGAGGAGTGTTTAATCTCCTTAATCCGAACTCTGCCCTTTGAGCTGATTGATAAGCGGTTTTTTCAACTTCCTCTCCTGAAGTTAACTGTCTGCTGACTCCTGAAGCTTCATCAATAGCATCCTGCATCATTTTTATTGCTTCCCAAGCCTCTTTGCCTGCGGCTGGAACATCTACCCACTTAATATTTTTAGGGTTGCTTACTTGTTTTCCTACACCTGGGGATAATTTTATTCTGCCGTCTGAATCAATCTGGTCTGTGCCTTCGTAAAACCACATCTTATAAATAGACAGAATAACTTGATCAGAAGTCATATTGCGAAACTTATTATAAAGAATCTTATCGTTGCGGATTACTTCAGGAATACCAATGCCATAAGGAAGTTCAGCGTGCCTTAACATCCAAGGAGCGTGCCAGAGAGATAGTTTCTTATTGCCCTGGCTATCTTCTAAAGGCAATTCTTTTTCAAAAAGCTCAATGCCATCACAAATTGAGGTAAAAGCGTCATTATCAAGATTCTCATAAAAATAAACCAGCTTCATATCCTTGCCTGCAAATTTCTTAACTGATTTCTCGTATTCGGTATCCAGTAATTCGCTTTTGCCTTTCTGGATATGTTTAAATCCTGGTTCTTTACCAAATTCCTCCTTTAATGCTTTTAAGTCATACCATTTAGCCCAAGCCCAGTCCCTTGTTGACATTGGGCTGTTTGGCCTTGTCTTGTCATCTATCCAAGTCATCCAAGGGTCTAAATTCTCTCGGTATACGCCATTAAATTCCACTGAACCGCCCCTTTGGAGTTTCATTGGATAGGTTCTGGCAACTGCCCAGCCGTATTTACTAAGGTTGAAAGCGAATAGTTTAAGCTGTTGAATGGACTTAGCCAATTCCCAAGATTTCTTATAAAGTTCTTTTTGTAAAAGAGTGCTGTTTTCGTATTTCTTACTGCCTGGGGTTAATTCAACACTCGGATTTCTGGCTATTAAAATTGAAAGAGCTGTTTGGATTTTAATTAAAGGATTAACTGTAGCAACATCAGTCTGCCATTTATCTTTACCCAATTCCACAAATCTTGAAGCCCAGCCTTTATCCTCATCTTGAACTAAAATCTTCTTGCCTTTTTTGCCAAGTCTATGAGGGAGATAATCTCTGTCTGCCTGCCTCCAGATAGTTTCAAGGTTTTCGCCTAAAATATCCTTCCGGTATTCCATTAGTTCAGTTTTGATTCTGTCCCAATATTTAGATTTTCCAGGTCTTTTAACCATTATTATAAAATAGCGATAATATCTTTAGCGTTGATTGCAAACGCTTCTTTGTCTTCTAAAACCAAATCAAAAGTTGTAAAGGTGGCAAATAAAATCTTATCACCTTTTTTTAATATAATTGGCTTATCGTGAATATCTAACAGATTGTCAGCGCAAGCCATAACTTCGCCCATTTCAATCATCTGTTCTCTACCTTGAGTTTCTTCTGGTAAAGTTAAACCTGCCTTTTGCATATCCTTGGCTAAATCTTCTTTGGATTGGTTTTTCCAGCTAATTATTATTTGATTGTTTTGTGGTTTTAGATTCATAATCTTTTAACCTCCTGCTTCTCCCTTGTATCAGGGATTAGGCATTCGGTTGTTAATAAATTTGATACCATTGAAACTGCGTTTTCAAAGGCGCATCTAACTACTTTTAAAGGGTCTATTACGCCTGTTTCAATTAAATCTTCATATTGTTGATTATAGAAATTATAGCCGTTTGATTTTCCGTCAGAGCATTTTTCAATAACCGTATCAGCGTTATCTCCGCTATTCTTGGCTAATTGCCTCACACAACTCTCTAAAACTTTCTCCATTATAATCTTCCCTGCGTTCTCGTCGCCAGTAAGCTCCTGTAATGAGTTTTTTGCTTTTAATAAACCCATTCCCCCCCCTGGCAGTATTCCTTCGCTAAGAGCTGCGTTTGTAGCATTCACAGCATCTTCAATTTTCATTCTCAAATATTCTTTTTCGGCTTCGGTTAATGCTCCTAC